TAAAGCAGTTCGTATGACATTAGCGTCGAGCATGCCTGAGTTGTTACAGCCAAAAGCAGTTGAGTCAAAGCCGACAGCTAAAAAGCGCACAACGGATGTGAAGCAAAAGCTAGAAGCTGCTAATAAACAACCTGCAAAATTGGCTGGCGAAAGTGCGGCAACGCGCGGTAACGATGTCGTCGACATTAGCACCATGACGGACGCTGACTTTGACAAACTATCTGATGCCCAAATGAAACGGTTACGTGGGGACTTTGGCTAATGCGCGAGGAAATAGAAGCAGCGTTCGAATTGGAGTTCCCTGGACTTCTTTTCATGGATGGTCTCGACGATGCAATTATTGGGATGGCTGAAAGGGAGGCAGTCCCAGTAGTTGTGTATTCCACCATGAAAATACTGCAAAACCTCGTTGATCGGGGTATGGGTATGCATGAAGCTAGAGAGTTCATGGCATTTAATATTGAGGGGGCTTTTGTGGGAGAGCACACCCCCATTATAGTAGATGATGTCTTTTAATAGATTATTGCGGGCGAATGATGTCTTTTAATAGATCATCAATTTCCTTTAATTTATAAGCTGTGCTAATATAGGTACACAGGCTCGTCTTACAGTACGACAACTGTTAAAGCCTCTTGAATCGAAGGCCGTACGACACACGGCAGCATTCGCCAGCTTAAAAAGGCCATGAGTTCGTCCCTCTAAAAAAGGTCGCTATTTCGTTCGGGCACGACACGTCCAACAGCATGCAGTGGTTGTCGCCCCTGCCTGATTAATGGCGACCGTTTATAAGCAATGCTTATATTTTATTTAATTTTTTTATAGGTGATTTTCTCATGGCATTAACTAACTTTGCCGCTCTAACTTCAGAGCAAAAGACCGTATGGTCTCGCGACTTCTGGCACGCTGCCCGTAACGCATCCTTCATTAACCAATTCGCTGGTTCTGGCTCTAACGCCATGGTTCAGCGCATTACTGACTTAACTAAAAGTGAAAAGGGCGCACGCGCTGTTTTAACTTTGCTAGCTGACTTGTCTGGAGACGGTGTTGTAGGTGACTACACTCTAGAAGGCAACGAAGAAGCACTTTCTAGTTCAGACATCACAGTTCGTATCGACCAGATGCGTAATGCAAACCGTTTGGCTGGCCGTTTAGCCGACCAAAAGTCTATCGTAAACTTCCGCGAAGCCTCTAAAGATTCATTGGCTTACTGGATGGCTGACCGTATGGACCAGATTGCATTCTTAACTTTGTCTGGTTTGGCATACACCAAGAAGAACAACGGTGGTGTTCGTACTGTAGCTGCTGCTGGTCAAAACTTGAGCAACCTTGAGTTTGCTGCTGACGTTTCTGCTCCTACTAGCGCACGTACATTAATTGCAAATGCTGACGGTACTGTTGGTACTGGCGATCTTGCTGCTACTGGAATCTTGGGATACAAGAACATTGTAAACCTAAAAGCTTATGCCAAAGATCACTACATGCGTGGTGTACGTGGCAAAGGTGGTGACGAAGGTTTCCATATGTTCGTTACCCCACAAGGCATGGCTCAGCTCAAGTTAGACGCTGATTTCCTAGCTAACGTTCGTAACGCAGGCAACCGTGGACCAGTTAACTCTTTGTTCTCAGGTTCTTCTTCCGTAATGGTAGACGGCGTAATGGTTCATGAGTTCCGTCATGTATATGACACTTCTGGTGAAGCATCTGGATCTAAGTTTGGTTCCGGCGGTACGGTAGACGGACAACGTGTCTTGTTCTGTGGCGCACAAGCATTGGCAATGGCTGACATTGGCGACGCTGACTGGGTTGAAGATACTTACGACTACGGAAACCAGCACGGTATCTCAATCGGTAAGATCTTAGGCTTCCGTAAGCCAAAGTACACCAGCATGGTAACTGGCGACACCCAAGACTTTGGTGTAATCACGCTAGACACTGCGCTTTAAATAATTAGGGCCTCTTCCCCCGGCAGGACGCTGGGGGCTTTTTGGAGTTTTATATATGTTGATTTCTGATAAGGCAATGCACGTAAGCAGTACGACAGGCCAATCGGCTTGGTTTGAAGCTGGTGTTGCGCGGGAAGTCCCACTACCTTTAGTGGACCAATGTATTGCTGCAGGAGCATATCCTGTAGGCGAGAAAAAATCAGCGCAAAAACCTGCGTCTGAAAAAGTCGAAGTAAATGAGGTTTCAGATGAAGACCGCATTATGGAGATTGTCACTGCCATTGAGCAGTTGGTAGAGAAAGGTGACACAAAAGCCTTCTCAAAAAAACACGGGTGAACCAAAAGTTCGCAGCCTAGAAAAAGTTTTGGGTTACGACATCACTCCTGAGCAACGCGATGTAGCGTGGGCTGAACTTAGCGAGACGTAATGGCCATTTCATCGAACGACATTATCGGTAAAGCACAGACGGTTTTGCAGGATATAGCAGGCACCCGATGGACAACAACGGAGTTGCTTTCGTGGTTAAACGACGGGCAGCGTGAAGTCTGCTTGCTCAAGCCTTCTGTTAGTGCAACTAACCAGTCTGTAACTTTAGTTGCTGGAACAAAGCAAAACATTCCAGCTACGGGTCTGCAGGTATTACGTATTGTGCGAAATTTAACTAGTACAGGGGCAGGCGGCAAGGTAGTCCGAGTTATTAGTCGCGACGTCTTAGATACGCGCAAGCCACTATGGCACACCGCAACAGCGACAACGCTTGCCGACCATTACACCTTCGATGAGTTAGACCCCAGGACTTTTTATGTATACCCACCTAACACTGGTAATGGGTATATTGAAGTTGTTTTTTCTGTACAACCAACACAGGTTGCAGCAAACGGAAACATAACCATTCCTGACATACACGCAAACAACTTGTTGGATTACATTTTGTACCGCGCTTACGCTAAAGAAGCGGATAACGCAGGTAATGGCGCACGCAGCGCCCAACACTATAAAGCAATGCAAATGTCTCTTGGCATAAAAATACAGCTAGACAGTGTAACAAGTCCAAATACGCGCACAGTGCCAACACAGGGTTAACCTATTATGTATTACAAAGACATGGTCGAGCTTCTCCCTTATAACATCGCAGGTTGCCCTGACTTTGTAGTTGAGAAAGCTATAAAAGATGCAACGTTAAGCTTCTGCAGACGTAGTGGCGCATTTCGTTTACCTTTGGATGCCTTTACAACTAATGAGGGGGAGTATGAGTACGATATTGACCTACCTCGCAACACTAATATTGTGGACATTTTTTCTGTTACCGTTGGGGCAAAAGAAATAACCCCCGACACTGAACAAGGCGCAACTCACGCAAATCCTGAATGGCG